GCGAAGGCATCAGCGCTACACCGAAAAACGGCACACCGGCTTATCTTTATCAGGAATTGCTGGCGGAATTTGAGCGGAGATTGATGCGGTGAAGGTTGAATATAAGGTTGATGATGGACGGGTGAAAGCAGCGTTTCGCCGTGCGCCGCATATTATGTACCGTGAGCTGAACAAGGGGCTGGACAGTGCAGCTACGCGCATGGTGCGCGCCGCACAACGCAGGCTGCGCAAAAACGACAGTTTGGCTTTCTCCACGCTGGTGGATGCCATCCGCTATAAGCGCACGGGTGATCTTGAGCGCACGGTGTGGCCTGATACCGATTACGCACGCTACCTCGAAGAAGGAACGAAGCCGGGCTATTTCCCCAACGGCTATGCTCTCACCGCTTGGCTGAAAGCACGCGGTGCGGAAAACCCGAAACGGCAGAGCTTCGCTTTGGCCAAACATATTCTCAAACACGGCACCAAGGCGCGCCCGTTTTTTCAACCGGCTTTTGAACAGGTTGAGCCGACCATGAGAAAGATTGTTGAAAACGCCGCTCGGCGCGGTGCGTGGAAGGCATTTGAATGAGCATTATCGCTTTTGAAATGGAAAAGCTGAAACGCGCGATTGCCGCCGGCATGCCTGCCCGTTTTGTTTCAGGCAGCCTGATTGAGCATGAGGAGCTGCGCCGCGCTGAGCTGCTGCAAGGCGTGATTACGGTGTTGCTGGAACGGATTAAAAACGATGACGACTGGACATCTACGCTGCAAGTGCTGATAACCGGCCAGCTTGAGGTTGAGCTGCCTGTCGATAAAGACGGCATGGGGGCATTGGTGGAATCTGCCGAAATCAACCTTTATTCAGAGCTGCGCTCGGTGTTGCGCCAATTGGGCAATTTGCCGGGCATCGAAGTGGAAGGGGTGGAATTTTCGGCACACAGCAAAGCCCCGTTTGGTTGGTTTTTATTGCGGGCGCAATACGGCCCGATTAACGAAGCCTGCACCGATTGGGATTTCGGCGATTTGCCCGCGCCGCCGAATATGTATCCGCCAAGCGTATTGATTACACCTTTAGGCGGTGTCGATATCAAGGTAGACATTGAGCCGCACGAGAGCGCGGCGGTGCATCAAAAATGGCTGCTGGGCGAACCCACGGCTGAAAAACCGGACATGATTTTTACAGTGGAGCTGAACAATGGAAATTAAAGTGAAACCGCGCACGGGCATTAAAGTGCGGCTGGAAGACGGCAGCGGCTTTGTGGACGAAAAAGGCCGGAGCGTGCCGCAGACGGCCTATTATCTGCGCCGCCTTGCCGATGGCGATTTAATCGAAGTGAAAGGCAAATAAAATGGCAGACAACATCACTTTCAACAGCATTGCCGCCGATACCCCGCTGGGCGGGGTGTTTCTGGAAATCGACCCTTCGCAGGCGCTGGGCAATTTGGTGAACGCCGAGCGCAAGGTGCTTGTGGTTGGCCAGCGTTTGGAAAGCGGCAATATTCCGGCGCTCACGCCGGTGCGCGTGCTCTCTGCCGCCGATGCGGAAAACAAATTCGGCCGCGGCTCGATGCTGCACAATATGTTTGCCACCGTGGCCACGGTGATTGACGAAGTGGGCTTGGTAGACGTTTACGCGGTGGCGCTGGACGACAACGCCAGCGGCACGGCTGCCGGCGCCACGGTAACGCTGAGCGGCCAAGTGGCCACCGCGCGCGCGTTTGCGCTCTATATCGGCGGCGTGCAGGTGCAGGCGGCGGCTTCGGTGGGCGACACCGCCGCTGCGCTGGCTACCAAGCTGGCTGCGGCCATTAATGCCAACACGGCGCTGCCGGTGAGCGCGGCGGCTGCCGAAGGCGTGGTAACGATTACCAGCCGCCACAAGGGCGAAGCGGCCAACGGGCTGGAAGTGGCTTGGCATTATTACGACGGCGACGAGCTGCCCAACGGCATCGGCTGCACCATTGCGGGCGCCAGCAACGGCGTGGGCAAGCTTAGCGGCGGCACCGGCAACCCGAAAGTGGCGCAGGCGCTGGCGGCGGTGGCTGAAGATTGGTTTTATTCGGTGGCCTGCCCCTACACCGATGAAGAAAACATCAAAGCGCTGGAAAACGATTTTGATGGCCGCTGGGGCGGCATGGATATGCGCACGGCGCACGGCTTTTTTGCGCTCGACGGCACCCATGCCGAGCTGACCACGGCGGGCGATAAACGCAACAGCGCCCACAGCACCATTTGGGGCTTGAAAGGCTGCCCCACCTGGACGGCGCAGCGCGCCGCCGCGCTGGCGGTGACCTGCCAGTTTTATGGCAGCAACGACCCGGCCTTGCCGCTCAAAGCGGTGAAAGTGCCCGGTGTGTTGGCACCGCGTCTGAAAGACCGATTCAGCTACAACGAGCGCACGCTGTTGGTGCGCGACGGCATTTCCACCACCACCGTGAGCCGCGACGGCAATATTTACCTTGAGCGCATCGTGACCACTTATCAGGAAAACAGCGCCGGCATTGCCGACAGCTCGCTTTCCTCGCTCGAAGCCAAGTGGACGGTGGATTATTACCGCTATGTGGTGCGCACCCAAATCGGGCTGAAATTCCCGCGCCACAAGCTGGTGGACGATGGCACCAATATCGCCCCCGGCCAGCGCTTTGTGAGCCCGCAGATTATCAGCGATTTGATTACCGCGATTGAGGCCGACCTTGAAACCGCCGGCATTGTGGAGCAAACCGACACCTCGCGCAAACGCCGCAAAGTGGTGCGCTCGCTCACCGACCCCAACCGCATCAACGCCGTGCTGCCGCCGAATCTGGTGAACCAATTCCGCACCTTCGCGGCCACCGTGCAATACAGACTTTAAGGAAACGACATGGCAAAAGTAACAGGCAAGGCCTATATCAGCCTCGACGGCACCAAGCTGCACAGCAAGCCCGATGGCGAATTGAGCGTGGGCGGCGACATCAAAAAAGCGCAAACCTCGGTGCACGGCTTGGTGGGGCATTCGGTGGAAGAAATCCAGCCCGGCAAAATCACCTGCACGCTGGTGCACACCGCCAATATCGATGTGGTGGCGCTGAAAAACTGGGAAGGCAACGCGGTGTTTGAAACCGACACCGGCCTGCGCTATATGGTGCGCGATGCGGCGATTGAAGACGATATTACGCTCAAGGGCGCGGAAGTGCCGGTAACGATTACCGGCCAGCCGGCGGTGCTGATTTAAAGTGTTTCTCCTGTGGTAGGTTGCCGCCCTTTTTAGGGCGGCTTTTTTATACACACAAATACACACAAAGTTTGACATTCTGTTTTTTGTGTGTAAGAATACACACATGGCAGTAATTGCCATGTTCTTTAACTTATTTATCGGCGCAGAGAGGTGACAAATGACCAGTAATCAAGTCATTGAAATGCTCGAATCCGATGGCTGGTATCTGGTTGCAACAAAGGGGAGCCACAGGCAGTATAAGCACCCTGAAAAGGGCGGCAGGGTAACGGTGCCTCATCCTAAAAAGGATTTGCCGAAGGGTACGGTAAACAGTATCTTGAAGCAGGCGGGTTTGAGATAAGGAGTGTGGCGGGGAATTTTCCCCGCTGCATTTTTTACCACTATATAGCTATACAGCCGATTAAACGGCCGGACAATCTCACGTATCCGGCTGGAATAAGTAAAGACTTAATCTACTCTTAAAATAAATTGCCCGAGGTGAATATTATGTTTATCCCTGTTGCCATCCATAAGGATGAAGGCTCGGTATTCGGTGTGTCTGTGCCGGATGTACCCGGATGCTTCTCATATGGCGATACTGTAGAGGATGCATTGAAAAACGCGCAAGAAGCTGTGATTTTCCACGTTGAAGGCTTGTTGGAAGACGGTGAATTTGATTCGCTGACCCCGAGCAGCATTGAAGATTTGCAGGATTCCAATGAATATCCTGATGCCTTGTGGGCGTTGGTTGATATTGATTTGAGCCGTTTGAGCAGCAAACAAACCCGCTTTAATGTGAGCTGGCCGGAATATCTGCTGGCACGGGTAGACGAATACGCTGCCGCCCATCACGAAACCCGCTCCGGCTTTTTGGCCAAAGCAGCACAGCAAGCGCTCAGCCAAACGCGCTGACATGGAACGAATAAAAAGCCGCCTGACTACAGGCGGTTTTTTTGCGCAAAATCAGGCTGGTTTAGCCTGTAAGGCTGTCTGAAAATCGGGTTTCAGACGGCCTTTTGATTTTAGTAGACCACAGGAGACAAACATGATTACCCAAGCAATCACCCTGAAATACGGTTTTATGGTGGGCGGCAATACCCACAAAGATATTGTGCTGCGCGAGCCTACGCTGGGCGACATGATGGCGGCGGAAGAAGAAGCGCCGGTGTATAACCAAATCGCTTTTCACGCCGCGCTGGCTT